GCTTGTGAGTAACCAGAACCTACGTCAGTGACTGTGATAGATTCAATAAGGCCAGTAACATCATTAATTTGTGCAATCGCTGTTGCACCGCTGCCATTTCCGGTTATCTGAATAGTTGGTGGATTGGAACTGGTATAGTTAGCACCACTATCCGTGACATAGATGTGGTCAATAGTACCTTCAACAGAAGATTGTTGAACCAACCATTGATTTGAACCGTCATTTGTGTAGAGGGTATAGCATGGAATCCAGCTTGGAGTCATATAAGAAAACGCATCTGGTGAACGAACGGTATACATATACTTCCACAAATAACCATCAGGGGTTTGGAATGTGTTGATGGTTGTACCAGAAGGCTTTATAGTAGAAGCAGTTCTGTAGTTATTAGAAATGCACTTATAAACATTAAACTCATCTGTAATAACATAAAAATTATAAGGTTCGCCTGTGTCTGGATTGTTTTCGTCAATCAAATTTACGTCATCTCTGTACTCATCAAACACAACACTGTCTTGCCAGTCAATTCTAGGAAGAACCGAAATCACGTCAGCGGATTGAATTCTTTTTGCCCCAATCAGTTCATCGTAAAGAAATACTTTATCTAGAACTGAATCTTTAATGCTTGGCGGTGCATTTTCATCTGCCCATTCACTTGTACCACCGATAAAAACATAGGTGGGTATGGTTCTTAGATCATTCTGAAAATAATCCGCTGCAACAATTCTGTGATCGTTCGTAATTATAGCCGACATTTTTCGATATTCCTTATGTTTCTCTATATCACTCTATTTAGTAACATTATCATGTTCATCATTTTCCATCCAAGGAAAAAGACCAACAAATAAATTTTCTCGTGTCAGTGCGAACCACACAAGTCTGAAATGGTTGATACGATTAGACTTGTCGGCTGGTGATTTCTTTGCACGAATAAAAACGTGAAAAATGAACAAAATCCCAATCAATGATGGGATTAAAAATAGTCCTAATAGAAATGTAATAAGAATTACCATGGCGCTTGTACCGTATAATTTAGCATAATATAATCTATGCCTGTATTTGGATTGTGAATGCCCGCAGAACTATGATGCACATACTCTAAACGAAACACTTTATTAAAGTCTAAACCAAGACCCAATCGAAAGTTTGTTCTTCCAACAAGTTTACTTCCATCATTATAACTTAAACCCATACGAACATAAGGTTCAATCCCTTTATATCCCCATTGTGGTTTGGTTAGATAAGACACAGAATAGATTTGCATCTGAGCTTGTTGTCCATTTTTAGTTGAACCATCTTCCATTAGTGATGCTTGAACTTCAAAGTTATTTTTCTCATAACCAATCTCACCAATCGCAAGAGAAGAGTTAACAAATGTTTTTCCAAGTCCAAGGTGAATAGAATCAGCGTTTGACTTCGCTGAATATCCTGCAAAAATAAGGATAACAACAAAAAATCCTACACCAAACGCGGTTTTGTTAAATTTCATAGATTTTTTAATCCAGTTTTGTATGTAAATTATTTATTTATTAATCCAACACGCTTTAATTCACTAATATATTCAGTGTCTACAATATTTTGTATATTAGAATATCGGAGCATTAATCTTTCAAACATAAGGTCTACATTTTCTATATCACCTCTGAGAAGAATATTTCCAGAGCCAACTTGATCCAAAAACGATTGGTTTCTATTTGCATACTCAGTTCTACTATCACCTTCTAATGGAGATGTTCCAAAATAATCAGCAGCTAAACGAGATGTAAGCATAATGTTAAATTCAATTAACTTCATGCAATCTGCCATCATATCATGAACATCACCAACTTCATCGGTTAGCTTATCTTGCAAAATAATCTTTTTAGTTTTTGCGAACCTCTGCAATTTTAGTTTCTTTAGAATTTCATCTGTTGGTTCAGTGGATTGAAAATTAATATCGTTGTATTGTTGTGGTGGAGTAATATTGTCTGGTAGGTACGCATACGAAACTCCATTAACTTCACCAAGCAATTCGAAGTCAGAATCCTCAGTATTAATTAATGTCTTAGTAGTTCCTAATGGCCCTTCTTCTTTGTAAATAGTAAAAGAGTAAATCATGGTAAAGTCTCTTTGGTAAATTTTGTTTAAACTCTTTGAATTTAAAAGCGTCTATGACTCTATTTATAAGCCACGCATAAGATGATGTGTGTTTTGCATGTGCTAGTACAGACACAATTTTCTGATACTGTTTCTTTTTTAGTGCTTTGCTAAATGTGTGAAGTGATCTTTTTCTAATAAATCTTCTGGAGCGCCATGTTCTGTACCCAACAAAATTAATTCCCTTGCTAACTCTTGATATTTTCCACTTACTAAGTAGCATACCAACGCGGTTTAACAAACTATATTTCAGGTGAATTAGTAGTTTATTTGCTTGTTTCTTTGTCATACCAAACATCACAATATCATCTACATATCTAATGTACCTTTTAATCTTTAATACCCTTTTGGCATAGTGATCAAATCTGTCTAAATATAATATCCCGCATAATTGAGATATTAGATTTCCTATATTCATTCCAACTCCACTTTCACTATCTTTTTTAGGGAACTCCATAATGAGTTGTACAACTCGAACATCATTAATAATTCTTGAAAATGACTCTTTAAGAATGTCATGTCTCATTCTATTATAGTATTTTTTCATGTCTATTTGGAGATAACATTCATCACCACCGCATTGTCTCATATATTTTTGACATCTGTCAGCCGCTTTGTGTGTACCTTTTCCCACTCGACATCCATAACTATCATAGATCATTCTTCTATCAATATTAGAATAGATTAAACGATATATAGCATGTTGAACAACACAATCTTTAAATTTAGGAGCTGCTATATTTCTGTATTTCTTATTTGCTTTACAGTATAATACAAATTTATGTGGATCAGATGGTCTATATGTTCCTGACAGAATTGACTTATGTAGAGCATCTATGTTTTGAGTCAATTCTCGTTCAAATTCAAAACAAGCATCTTTATCGCGCTTTCCCTTTCTAGTTTGGCAATAGGCTTCATACAAATTTTCTTTGTTTGCTATATCTTCTAATGTAACAAGGCAAGACTTGACCGTGCCTATGTTTGCAGATTTCGCGTTACGCAAGATTAGTCATCCTCATAGTTTCCAGTATACCTTTTAAAGTTGTCAGGTAAGAACCTATGATCGGAGCGGAACGAGTTGTTGCTATTCGAGTTCGACCGCCAATTGTTGAAATTCCGAGCGAAAACTCCCGTACGGGAGTCGTCATTCCAATTACCACACGATTGCACATAATAACGACTAACCTTTTTTGCTCTTTTGATTTTCTTCTATTTCTTTGTTCTTCTTAATCCAACCGCCTATCATTTTGCCAATTTCATCAACAATATTACTAATGCATTCATATCTTTTATAGGCTTCCCCTTGAGATAATTCTTTTTTGTGGTTTTTATAATGAAAATAACCCATTTCAAAATAAACTAGGTAATCCATTCTAAGTTTTTCATGCTCTATGTCAAGATTAGTCAGAGTCGTTTTCTTGTGATATCTTTTTTCACATTCAGTCAATAAATCATAAATAAAATATAAACGATTCCTAACAACTTGGCATAAAGCATACTTTTCGTGTCTAGGAGCATGATTCAAATAGATGTTAGATTGTTTTATCAACTCAACCATTTTTCGGTTAAGCGTAGACCTATTATCCTTTCCCATTTGAACCCTTTAATATATAGTTTAAGTTAAGCTACCCACAGAACACAATAAACAAGGTGGGCGGTCGGTGCTATCGCACCTGCCCACTAAGATACGTAGCGAGCGGAGCGGAACGAGCGCTTGCTAACCGAGCGCGACCGCCAAGAGTTGATAGTCCGAGCGAAAACTCCCGCACGGGAGCCGTCATCCCAAAGACCACACGAGAGCAAAAATAAATTTTCTCTCGTATATCTATATATACCATCATTTCCTGTCATGTTTATACCACCAGAGCTTAACGATGTATCTGATACAGGAATAATGCCACACAGTGACCTATTAAGCCCATTCACATCATCAAAAAATAGGGGTTCTGATCCGTTACCCCATTCGATCCATCCTCCCAAACCAGAAAGATTAATTGGAGAGGAAATAGAATTATACAAGGTAGACAAATGCGATGAATCACCCCAAATATCAGTGGTTGTGTTCCAACCCCCAGTCAAGCTACTAAATGAAACAGATTCTTTTAAAATGTAAATTGTATTATCACCACTTCCACTAGCTGTTGCAGATGATCCGGGTTGTGTTAATCCTATATCAGTTTCCCACATACCGCCATTAACATCAGCAACACCGCAATTTTGGCCATTATGTGTTGTTCTGCTAAATGGTTGACCTGAACCGGTTTTTGGTTTTGATGCTGACCCTGCATCACCCGCAGATTGGTATAATATTGTAGAGTCGTTAACGTCACCCAAAGAATTATCGTTGCATCCCTTTGGGTAATTTATTGTATTACTGACATCAAACCATGCACAAGTTGAAGAACTAGAAGCGTGTTGTGACTGTGCTAAGGATATCATTGCAATGGCAGACCTCATAAAAATAGAACCACAGTTCCAGCCTAACCCCCTAGCTCTTGATAAAGTAACGGAGTCAAACAACGCACCAGAACTCGCTGTCATTCCTTGTGACCGAGTATAATTTGTATTTGTAGTTAGTGATATAGGAATTCCAAACTTATTACTAACAGATATATTAGAATTATCTGGTGATTTAGACGAGGTGTATTTATCATAGAAGAAACCAAGCTTTTCAGAACCACCATCAATAAACGCCCTATGTAAAATAAACCCATCAACATTTGCTTCTGCTTCATTAGCATAATAGTTACTACCACGAACTTCAATACTATTCACACCAAATATATTAAAATTGCTGTGAGCAGAATTACCAATCCTATAATAAAATTTTGGAATAAATATACAAATAGAACTATTTGTATGAATGTAGTTACCGAATGTGTCAGATGTTTGAACTTTATTATCTTTTAAAGGAAACAAATCCGTTAATTCTGCTTCGTCTGGATATACACCCACACCAAATCCATAAGTTCCGGGTACTCCTATATCACCAATTGGTTGGGAGGGTAGGAATATATCATCGCGTTTTACATAATTTAATAGAATTTCATCAGATTCAGTTTTAGTATAAGTT